GCCGCGCAAGCGACCGCTGACCTGTACGCCATCTATGATGAGAACCCCGACGCCTTCGTCACGCAGGGCCAAGTCCAGACCATGGTTGCCAACCGCATCCAGATCGACTTGCAGGGTGTTGCCAGCCCTGAGATGCGGGCGTCCTATCTTGAAGGGATGATGGCCGTAGAGGCCGAGCTGACTGCCAAGAACGCCAAGTACCAAGGCGTCGTTGCGCACACCAAGCAGCTCGACAACTTCTCTGCAGTGGTCAGTCAGACGTTCTCTGTTGGCGTGGACACCAAGTCCGCACAGGACCTCGCGACCGACAAGGCTGCGATGCGCGAGCTAGGCCTGATGAACGGCCTCACGTCCGCAGAGATTAACAAGGTGTTGGTCTCGAATGTTGGCCGGATTGCGGTAGAGACTGGTCGGCCGGAGCTGCTGGATGCGTTCGATATCGCCACGCAGGACACCGACAAACCAGACGTAACCGTACCTGGCCTGTCTACCAGCACGACCTTTGGCCCGGCCATAGCCGAGTTCAAGGAGCAGGCCACCAGAGCCAAGAAGGCATTCGAGGCGAAGAACCTTGAGGCCCGACAGAATGCGTTCTTCAAGGCCTTCGACGCGGAGTCCAACTTTGCGCTCAAGGACAAGATGATCGATGAGAACATCGAAGGTGGTCTAATCTCAGCCGAGAAGGGCCGGGAGTTGCGCAAGGAAATGGGTAGGCAGAAGGACTCGTCCGACCTGTCCACTGCTATTGGTGACCTTGCGAATGCCGGCGACTACGTTGGCATCGACCGCATGGTGGCTGACGGGCTGATAAAGGAAACCGAGAAGAACAAGATACTGGATGCCCGCGCGAGCCGGCTGCTCACGTTCTTCCATGAGAACCTTCAGAGCAACCCGACCGAGGCTCAGCAGGCCCTGCGCCTGTTGACCCGGGACATTGAAGGGACTGGCCGGAAGTCTGACGTGCTTACTAGGGAACTGAATCCCTCAGCCGACAGCTTCACTGCGTTCCAGAACAGCGTACTCATGGCGAACGTCCTGAAGGCACAAGGCGCCTCGGGCAAGGCCGTAGTCGCTGAGCATCAGACTCAGGACCAGCGCAACCGCATGCAAATCTACGAGGCTCAGACCAACAATGGTCGCACGCCGGAAGAGGCGTATGCCATGGCACGGTCCTATGGTACACCTGAGGCTATCGAGCAGGGCCATAAGATGCTTGGCTCTAACCGCAGCCGTGATCTGCAGAAGCTGATTGACGACGAGCTTGGCTCATACGACCCCGGAGTCTTCTCTTGGGAATACGATATGACCAACACCGCTCAGGCCAAGGACGAGATAATGACCAACGCCCGTGTGGCAGTGGTCAACAGCGGCGGCCTGATTACCCCTGAGGATGCCTACAAGGCAGAGATTGAACGCTTCAAGTCTACCCATGTCGCCTACAAGGCGGACGGCGCGGACACTGGGGTGTGGGTCCCTGTGCCGCCCGGCACCGATCAGGACGAGCTGCAGGCTTCCCTTGACTGGTATGGTGAGAAGATTGCCAGCGAGCTTGGGTATCCCGAGGACACTTCATTCTACCCGGAGTTCCAGCCGGGAGTGGGCTATGTGATGCGCAATGCAACCACCCACGGCATCGTCACCCGCACAGGCACTGACAGCAACGGAAACCCGCTGACTGTCCCTGTTGCATTCGGCAACATAGGTGACCTTGTCTCGGCTCACTACGACTCGCAGTTCATGTCCGCCGAGGAGGCTCAGGCCGCCCAAGCGGAGCAACAGGCCGGCTACTCTGGGAGAACCAGAGGACCGCAGGTTACTCCTGAGGCTGTAGCTGCTGCGCGTAATGAGCGCATCGAGACGCAGCGCCGCCGTGAGGAGGCCCGTCAGAAGGTCAACGAGGTGGCTCTGCGCAACGCCAAGCGCACTGAGGATGCCATAGCTGCAAAGTGGAACATGAAACCGATAGAGGGACGCAAGGCCCGCAGCGGTAACCGTGGTAGAGGGCCCAAGGCTGCACCAGCGGCCGCGCCTCAGGCTGAGACTCCGGTCGAGCCTCAGGCCGCGCCAGCAGCTCAGCAGGAAGCCCCGGCTGTTTGGGCCGAGGGGACCTCCAAATGGCTCGCCGACATGGAGAACGACCAGCGTGCTGGGTGGGATGAGAACGCCGGCAAGTGGACGCCTCACGGCTCCCCTGAAGGTGGCACTGCTACACTAGCATATGGTCATAAGCTCACCGACGCGGAAGTGGCCTCAGGTGAGATTGAGATCGGTGGTAAGAAAGTCAAGTACGAGGATGGAATCACCGAGGGCCAGGCCCAGCAGCTGTTCCAGCAGGATACCGCAATCGCTCGGTCGGCTGTTGAAAGTTTGGTCAAGGTGCCGCTCAATGCTGACCAGAAGGAGGCCTTGATAAGTCTCGTCTACAACGTGGGCGTATCTTCATTCAAGAAATCCAAAGCGCTCAAGGCCCTGAACAAGGGCGACATGGAGACCTTCCGAGAGGAAGCCTTCGGCGCACGCGGCTGGATCAACTACGAGGGACACCCCGGTGGACTGAAGTCCAGACGTGCCAAAGAAGAGCGCAAGTTCTTCGGCAAGTAACCTAGGAATCATAGCGCAAGGAAGCGCACAAACACAGAGGATAGACCATGTGGGAAGAAGATAAGACGCGCCTTGGGCTCGGCCCGATTGAGGGCATGACTGCTGGCGCAGAGCCGGTAGCTGCCGGTGCGGCTGATGTAATTCCTGTCGAGCAACCTGATACCACCAGCTTCACGGCGGCCATAGGCCCTGCCCGGGAGCTGTACGGTACGGCCAACTGGGCATCACGCTGGTACGCACAGAAGCAGATACCAGTCGATCCCAACTACAAGTTGGAGAGCAACTACAACGAGCTGATGAAGGATGTCCCCCAGCTGTATCAGGGACCCCTGAACGAGCAGCTGGTTGACGCCCGCTCGGCGGAAGAGGCATGGTCAATCCGCGACCAGTTCATCAACGAGATGGGCTGGCAAGAAGAGATATCCAAGCAGGGCTGGAAGGGCGCCGCTGCCGCGTTCGGCGTCAGCATGGTCGATGAGGGGTCGGTATTCCTGACACTCCTCGGCCCGACAGCCGTCCTTGCTCGCTCTACGCAGGTAGCGCGTGCGGTAAATTCTGCCCTGAAAGGCTCGAAAGTTGCCGCCTACGCTATTGCCGGCGCTGCTGAGAATGCCTCCATTGAGGCGCTGGGTGTCGCTGCGTCGAAGACCCGTAGCCCGATGGACGTGGCGTATGCCGCTGCGTTCGGTGGCCTGTTCGGCGCCGGGGCTGGCCATTTCATGCCGGCCTTGGATTCCCCTAGGCGTCCCCCTGCAGACCTCGACACCAGCCAGCCGGATGTGGGTGCGCCCCATGCCCGGGCTGTCAGCGAGCTGGACGCCACCATCGAGGCGAATGCCCGTGGTGATGACAACCTGATCGACCATCCGGTCACCTCCCAGTTCTCCAAGGATTCGGAGGACGCCATGCGCGTCATGGGTGGACAGGACCCGGTCGAGGCAATCCCTAAGGCTGAGCGTGTGGCCCCTATCGCCACCGTGGCTGAGCCTAAGAAGGCCAAGGCCGCTGCTAAGGCTGAGGCTGAGACGGCCAAGCTGAATGCACGACTGAAGGAGCTGGCTGATGAGGAAGTTCTGGAACCAGTCCGGCCGACGCTGCTGGCCGAGATCGACAAGGCAAAAGCTGCTATGGCTAAAGCGGTTGACCCGCAGACGCTGGACCCGCAGGCCCGCGTTCGGCAGCAGCAGGAGCTGACCAACATTCGCCGCCACGTAATGACGGTGATCCAGAAGGAGGACCCCGACACTTTCGCGAAGTTGGGCCTTGGGCGCAACCCCTCGGCTGAGGACTTCAAGCTGCTCATGGACAAGGGCGCGAAGAAGCTGACTGCCCGCGTCGAGGCGGCCTACAAGAAGGACCTCGCGGACTATGAGGCCCGGCTGTCGGCCATCGACAAGGAGCTGACCAAAACCCGCTCACGGCTGCAGCAGCTGGACGCTGAGAAGCGCATAGCCGGGAGGGCTACCCTAGGCCTACCCAAGGCCGAAGTCTCCCCACAGGGCCCCTCAGGCTCTCTGGGCGCGGCTGCGGTGGACGTGGAGCCCCGCTCCCCGGCGGACGTATCCGCCACCGAGTATGATGAGTTCGTCTCGAATGCTCCTGAGCAGGTGCCGTTCGGCGCCGGCCGCAAGCTGAGTTCCGCGTATGCCAAGCTGGCTACCGATCCCAACCATGCTGTTCGGTGGGTGGCATCCAAGCTGATGTCTGACCACGTGGGCACCATGGACGGCTCGGCGTCCCCGCACGGGGCTGTCGTCCTGTACGATGACTTCAAGCATACGGTGATGGCTCCCTTTGTCCGCGACCACAAGAACGCTTATCGCGACTGGTTGCAGGCGCAGGGTATCCCTTGGTATAAGCGCTTCGCCTCCGACCAAGCAGAGCTGGCCAGATTCGATGATCTGGTTGGTGATGCCATCGAGGGCTTCGGTGATGGGATCGGCGATGCCAATGTGATGAAGGCCGTACAGGCCACCCGCAAGGTACTCAAGGACACCAAGGATTGGGCCGAGCGCGCGGGCCTAGAGGGATTCGATCAGTTCGCTACGGACCCCAACTACCTGCCTCACGTTCACAACTCGGAGGCCGGGCGCCGCATTCGGCGTGACCATAGGCTGATGGAGGGAACTCCTGAGCGTATGCCGGGCTGGGGTGTGGACGAGGAGCTGGTCTATCAGGGACTGCGCCGGGCTGACCCGGACCTTGACCCGGAGACGGCTGCGCTCATCGCTCGCAACTACATGGACATAGTCCTGAAGAAGGATGCCGGCCTGCGAGGTCAGTACTTCGACATGAGTCGGATCGGCGAAGAGGGGTACATCGAGGCAACATTCGATGCCCTCGGTATCGACCGGGCACAGATGCAGGCCTTCCTCGATCTACGGCAGCGCATGCTGAAGCCGGCCGAGTCGGAGCGCGTCAAGTACGCCAAGCGGCGCACCGTGCTGGACATGCGTACTCGCATCCCGGCCAAGCTCATTGACGAGGACGGTAACGTAGAGATCGTAGAGATCGGCCTGAAGGATATGTTCCACCGTGGCGCTGGTCGTCTGACCAACTCCTATGTGCGGTCTGTTGGTGGGCGCGCGGCTATCGCCGAGGCGACCAAGGGCACTGCCTTCCACGTGACCAGCGACAAGAAGTGGAATGATCTGATCGGCAAGGTCCGCCAGTTCGAGATTGGCGAGGACATGCAGCGAGGGAAGCATTTCGGTACTCTGGATGGGGCCATGAATGATCTGGAGATGGTCAGGAACTCGATGATCGGCATCCCGGTCAACGACAACCCGGCCTTCAATTCCATCACTCGGTTCCTGCTGCGCTACAATTTCATCGGCCGCATGGGCCAGGTAGCGTGGGCTCAGATGGCTGAGAATGGGGCGCTTATGTCGCGCCTCGGGCTGAACCGCATGATCCACCAGATACCCGAGGTTGCTGAGTACTTCAAGCGGGACGCTGATGGCCGGCTCACTCATCCGCTTGCCCGTCTGGGTGAGGAGGAGATGGGAGCTGGTGCTGATGCAGCCATGGGTCGCCACTTCGGTGACCACATCACTGACGTTGAGGCCATCGAGGGCCGCGTGCCGATGTGGGAGAATATGATGCAGACGGCTGAAAGGATCGTCAGCTACCCCATGAGGAAGGTGATGGTGGCTCAGCAGCGGATGCTGAACATCGGTGTGTGGCATGAGCTGGGTGACATGGCCAAGGGCCGCATTCCCTTCTACAATGCTGAGCAGATGGCACGCTGGGGCGACCTAGGCATGTCAGAGGCTGAGATGCGGAAGGTGGTCGAGCTGATCGGCCAGAAGGGAACCTTCGATGGGAACCGGCTGAGTTACCCCGGGCACGACCAGTGGGGCGACTATGACCTGTGGCTCAAGTTCCGGCGCTCTATGTTTCGCCTTACGCGGCGCATAGTGCAGGAGAATGACCCGGGCAACCTGCCGAGCATCATGCCGAAGAACATGGCGAAGCTGGCCTTCCAGTTCCGCACGTTCCAGATCGGTGCCATCGACAAGCAGCTGCTGACCAACATCAATGCCATCCGGCGTTCACGTGGTCGGGACATGGAAGCGTGGCTCAACTTCGGCTACCAGACTATGTGGGCTTCTGCAGCCTACTATGGGATGGTGGAGACGAAGTCGCTGCTGATGCCTGAGGAGGACCGCAAGGAGTTCCGTACCAAGATGCTGTCTCCTGAGCGTGTGGCCTCGGCTGCGTTCGCTCGAGCTGGGTACTCAACCCTGATACCCGGCACCATCGACACTGCCCTATGGGTAGCCGGCGTGGACCCTGTGTTCGCCCTGTCGAGAGGCTCCGGCTTGCAGCAGAACTTCATCACTGGTAACCCGTCAGTCCAACTATCGCAGAACGTGATGAAGGCGGCCCGTGGTGTGGTGGCTCCAATCATCAACCCGGACTATCAGTTCAGCAAGCAGGACATGCGTGCGTGGCAATCGGTACTGCCGTTCAGCACTCTGCCGGGCATGTACAACCTGTGGAACGCCACCCCTCAGCTGTTCGATCTACCGAAAACCTCTACCGAGGACTAACTGGGTGCCCCTTCGGGGGCGCCTCCCTATTCTAGGAGTTGAATCATGGCACTTTCTTACGTCACCTATAGCGCGACTGGTGGCACCAACTACAGCGTACCTTTCGGTTACGTCATCAATACCGACGTTGCGGTGTATGTCGATAGCGTGCTGCAGACCGAAGGCGCAGGAAATGATTACACGTGGTTCAACGCCACCACGATACAGTTCACGGCCGGCTCTACGCCAACGCCGGGACAGCTTATCGTCATCCGCAGGACCACCGAGCAGGCCACCCGTCTGGTGGACTTTCAGGACGCCGGCAACCTGACCGAGTATGACTTGGACCTGTCGGCCAACCAGCTGTTCTACCTTGTGCAGGAGGGGCTCGACAACACCAACGACCTGTCGATGCAGCTGGACACTGACAACAAGTGGAACGCTGAGACCCACATCATCAAGAACGTGGGTGACCCTGTGAACGCACAGGACGCCATGACTTTGAACTACATGGAGACCACGTTCCTGTCGAGCATCACGGCGTCACAGGCGGCTGCGGCTGCTAGTGCGGCGGCTGCTCTGGTCAGTGAGACCAACGCCGCTGCGTCCGAGGCTGCCGCTGCATCGAGTGAGACCAACGCCGCTGCGAGCGAAGCTCAGGCCGCACTGGATGTGACCTACGCGGCCGAGTGGGCCAACAAGGCCGAGGACTCCCTTGTCTCGGCAGGTGCTGGTGGCGACCTTGTGGACGACTACTCGGCTCTGCATTGGGCCAACAAGGCCGCTGCCAGTGCCGCTGCGCTGAACCTACCCAACCCCATCACTGCCCTGCAGTTCCTGCGTGGTAACGCCGGGGGCACGGCATGGGAGCAGTTCAACCTGTTCGGTTCGTTCAACACATGGACCAACGTACAGAAGGTGCAGTCCGCAGGTGGTTCCTTCATCAAGGCGCAGGCTTATGATGTGGCACACGACAGCGCGTTCCAAGGGCACCTGACCGAGGCGTCCGATGGTACAGCCCGTGGATTCTTCGGGTCCATCCCTGCGGACCCAGGCAGCTACATCGCAGCCTACACGTGGGATGACACGCTCGGAACCCCAGCGTGGAACCGGGTGTTCGGTGCAAACCGGGATGCGAAGGCACTGCAGTTGACTTCTACGAACATGACCTTCAATGGCGTGGCAGTGGATGCGTTCCCCTCTGGTACGTCTCTGCTGTTCTATCAGTCTGCTGCGCCTACCGGCTGGGTGCAAAACACCTCACTGGCTGGGCTGACTGGTGCCACCATTAGGATGACCACTGGCACAGGTGGTGGTGCTGTCGCTGGTACGCATGATATCGCAAGTCCGCCGAGTACGGCTCACACCCACACAGGACCGAGCCATACGCATAGCGTGCCGAGCCACACGCACACGATGGCACACACCCACACCATCGCGCATACGCATACCATCGCGCACACGCACTCGTTCACCACGGGTGGCCCGAGTGAGCTTTCAGGGCACCACGGTGCGACTGAATTGTACGCGGGGTCGGCTAACCACACGCACAGTGGCACGACGGGTGGCAGCAGTGCTGCAAACTCTGGTGGCTCAAGTGCAGCTAACTCTGGTGGGTCGAGTGCGGCGAATACCGGGTCCACTGGCGGAACCACAGGCGCAGCAGGGACTGGCAGCACCAGTTCTAATGGTCCGACTGCGTTCGCGCCGAAGTACATTGCCTGCATCCTTTGTACCAAAGTCTAGGAGAAGTACCATGAGTAATAACACAGGAGAGCTTGAAATCGAACTGTCGTGCCCTCTCGGACACACCTGCCAGAAGATTGTGGACGGTAAGATAAACCGCTGCATGGCATACGTGGAGCTTGAAGGCACCGATGGTCAGGGCAACGAAGTCAAAGAGTTCGGCTGCACTGTCTTCCGCTGGAACACCCGACTGATGGTTGAGCAGGTTGGGCAGTTCCGTGGTAACACAACCGCAATAGAATCCTTCCGCAATGAGATGGTCGCGGGCAATCAGCAGCTTGGGCAGCTGTTTGTCGCGGCGGCTCAGAGGAAGTTACTACAAGGATAACACCATGCACGACAAAGAGATGGCCAATCCCATTCTCTGGATAGCCCTTGCCGGTCTCATCACCGGCATCGGGAATCTCCTCGCCAGCCAAGAAGTACTGACGTGGCGCATCGTCCTAGGGCGTGCCATCTCATCGGCAGGGCTCGGGGCATCTGCAGGGTTCGCCTTGCAGTTCGCCCCCGGCATGCCATTCCCGGCTCTTGTTGGTTTGAGCTGCATTCTTGCCAGCCTCGGAACATCGGGGCTTGAAAAGCTACTACAGAAATGGATGGGTCCTAAATGAACAAAATGAGAATCGCTGCCGACGAGGCAGGTCGCAATACCTACGCAATACCCTTCGCCGAATCGGTGTACACCCGTGTGCTGGCCGGCGCTGCTGAAACGATCACCGTACCTGCTGGGGCACACTTCGCTGTCTTCAGCGCAACCGACGACGTGTGGGTGTCCAATGGTGGAACCGCTGCGGTTCCTGCTGCAGATTCCGACACCGCACTGACTGAGCTGAACCCCACCGTCCGCGTCGTGGAGCCCGGCGACGTGCTGTCGCTGATTGGCACCTGCACTGTGACGGTGAGCTTCTATGCCTAACATCAACCCCTTCAACTCCCCATTCGGTGCCGGGAAGCCAGAGGGACTTCCGCTGTCCGCACTAGCTGGACGTGGGGTCCTGCTTGGTCCCGGCAAGAAGGGCCGCAGCAAGAAGAACGGTGGATTTAGTTTAATCGACCCGACGTGGCTGGCCGGTGTCGGTAGCCCTCTTATCGACGGGGCCACAGTTCAGCTGGTGCAGAACGCAAATGCGAACGTCTACTCTAATGCGGCATACGAGCCGAGCGTCAACACTTCAACCTCCAAGCTGTACATGGAGATTCGGCTGGACTCCTTCGATCCATCCATAGACGGTGCGTCGTTCAGCTTCGGTCTGAAGCAGTCCACATATAAAGCGAGCTACATCACTGGATATATGTTCGGCATGGAGTATGTGGTAGGTGCAGCGGCGATACGGGTGTGGCTTAACATTAACTCCGGCTCAGGCTCGAACACCATAACTAACCTGTCAAGCAGCGACTTCGCGAGTGGCAGCATTATCGGCGTTGCCGTCGATTTCGTGAACAACAAGCTGTACTTTCACGCCAACGGTACGTGGGCATCTTCTGGCGGAAGTTCGGGTGGAGAGCCCGGAGTCGGCGATGGTTACAACACAGTCGAGGCTGCCTTCGACGCTCACCTGTTCCTTGGTACGAGTTCGCACGGCATCGCAGTCTACGACACGTTCACTTATGGTAACTCCGGTCTCTATCTGCCAGATGGGTACACCTCACTAACTTAGGAACCACTTTAATGCCTAACATCAACCCCTTCAACTCCCCATTCGGTGCCGGGAAGCCAGAGGGACTTCCGCTGTCCGCACTAGCTGGACGGGGGGTCCTGCTTGGTCCCGGCAAGAAGGGCCGCAGCAAGAAGAACGGTGGGGGTCCTATCGACCCCACTTGGCTTGCTGGTCTAGGCACTCCAGTGATCAACGGGGCCTCTGTACAGCTGCAGGACAACGTACAGTCGTCTGTCTACTCAGATGCTGTGACGCTGAACACGGCTACCGAGACCGGCAAGTTTTACATGGAGTTCGCTACGGACCCGGCAGACTTCACGCTGCTGACTGGAAACCAGTACATCGGGCTCGTCCTTGCGACGTACAAGACCAATGGTGGCCCGATGACCACTGGGTACGGGTTCGGCCTGTGCTTTGGTCCGACCGTCAACTACCGAGTCATCACTGCGATGGACACGGTAGCTGCAGCCAATATCACCAACATTGAACCAGTCGGTTCGCCACCCAATGTCGTAGGCATCGCCATCGACTACACGGCGAACAAGATATGGGTGCATGTGGACGGCACGTGGTTGACTGATGCTGGCACTGGTGGTGGCGCTCCAGATGTGGGTAATGGCTGGGCAATCTCCGGCTCGTCCATCGGCCATCTCTACGCGGCCACTGGCACGGGCGGCTCCGCTGGTCAGTACAACACATTCACCTACCAGAACAGCGGACTGTACGTCCCTACTGGATACACGGTGCTTGGCGCATAGGAGTAGCCATGAGCAAGAGCAACAAGGCAAGTATCGACCTACTGGAACAACTCCACTGCATGCTTACCTCAGAGTTCCTTGCCCGGCTGAGGTCGGGTGAGGCAACTGCTGCGGAGCTTTCGGTCATGGTGAAGTTCCTTAAAGACAACAACATTCAGGCTGCGGCTGATGCTGCAGACATGAGCGAACTCGCTCGGACTCTGGCCGACCTCGGGACGATCCCCGTTGCCGGAGAGGTGCCCGAGGAGTTCCAGAAGCACTGAGGTAACGCATGACCCCACAGGAACTGGAACAACTGAGACTCATCAAGACCAGCTTCGCTGCGTTCTTGTACGCCCTTTGGAGGTTCCTTGGGCTACCACCCCCGACTCCCTTGCAGATCGAGATAGCGAACTACCTGCAGCACGGCCCTAGGCGCGCCATGGTGCAGGCCTTTCGAGGCATAGGGAAGTCGTGGATCACCGCTGCATTCTGCTTGTGGCTTCTATTGGGTGACCCCCAGCTGAAGATTCTGGTCGTGTCCGCATCCAAGGACAGGGCCGATGCCTTCGTGAAGTTCGTCAAGCAGGTGCTGACCAGCTGGCCGATCCTGGCCCACCTGATCCCCAAGGACGGCCAGCTGGATCGAGCGGATATGTTTGATGTCGGTCCTGCCCTGCCCGCACAGGCTCCGAGCCTGAAGGCCGTAGGCATCACGGGGCAGATCACCGGCTCGCGCGCTGATATCATTATCCCCGATGATATCGAGGTCCCGAAGAACTCCTTGACGCAACTAATGCGTGACCGTCTGTCTGAATCGATCAAGGAGTTCGACGCTATCCTCAGCACGCGCAGGGATGTGAACCGCATCCTGTATCTGGGGACTCCGCAGACGGAGATGTCGGTGTACTCAGAGCTACCGGAGCGTGGCTTCACGATCCGCACGTGGACCGCTGAGTACCCTGACTTCCAGCGCATGATGCGCATGCGGGCTCACCTAGCGCCTAGCATCGTCAGCCGGCTGCACGACGACCCCTCGTTGGTTGGTATGCCTACCGACACCCGCTTCACCATGGAAGACCTGATGGAGCGTAAGGCGTCCTATGGCCGCTCAGGGTTTGCCCTGCAGTTCATGCTGGACACCACGGTGTCGGACGCTGACCGCTACCCGCTGAAGCTGAACGACCTGATCATCCTGCCGATAGGCGCGGCCGAGCGCTACCCTGCGCGCATACAGTGGGGCTCCGGGCCCGACTGTGTGATCGACAATCTGGATATGGTCGGGCTTGCGGGAGACCGATGGAACGCCCCCGTGTACCTGTCCAAGCAGGAAGAGTGGGTGGAGCCCACCGGCTGCATCATGTTCATCGACCCATCCGGCAAGGGTACTGACGAGACCAGCTACTGCGTCCTGAAGTACTCCTACGGAATGCTGATCGGTACTGCCGTAGGTGGCTTCAGGGACGGCTACTCAGTGGAGACACTCGAGGCCCTAGCGAACATCGCTAAGACGCACAAGGTCTCCCTGTGTCTGATAGAGCCCAACTACGGTGGCGGCATGTTCAACGAGCTGTTCAAGCCCGTGCTGAACCGGATATACAGGTGCGGCGTCGAGGAGGCCCCATGGGCCCGTGGTCAGAAGGAGGCCCGCATCATCGATACCCTTGAGCCGCTGATGAACCAGCACCGCATCGTCTTCCTCAGGGAGGCCGTCGAGGAGGACATCAAGCAGGCCAACAAGGACCGGGCGTACTCCCTGTTCTATCAGATGACCCGGCTGACCAAGGACCGGGGCTCACTGGCGCACGATGACCGCATCGAGGCGCTGGCCGGCGCTGCCGCCTACTGGGTGGAACAGATGGCCCGGGACGAGACCAAGTCCGACGAAGTCAACCGATCAAAGGCCATGGACGAGGAGCTGAAGAAGTTCAAGAAACACGTGTTCGGCCAAAAGCCCAAACCTAAGACCATGCTCAGGAGTACCCCATGACCACCATCGTTTGCACTCGCGCTGAAATGGCGTCGGACTCCCAGCTGTCTGGGGACTACCGGGCGTCAGCCAAGAAGCTCTGGAAGATCGGAGGTAACGTAGTCGGAGTCGCCGGGGCCTATGCCCCCTGCATGTCCTTCCTCAGGTGGCTGAAAGGCGAGCAAGAGGAAGAGCCGGACATGGACTCAGTGGACGCCATGGTCCTGACCAAAGACGGTCGCATCCTGCATTACAATGGGTCCGTGGAGCCGTTCGAGGTGGAAGACGAGTTCTCTGCCATCGGCTCCGGGGCCCAGGCTGCGATGGCCGCAATGCACATGGGGGCTGACGTGACTCGAGCTATCGAGATTGCGTCGGCTGTCGATGTGGGTACTGGCGGCAAAGTTCAACTGATGAAGATCACTAAGAGGAAAAAGTAATGGCAACCAGTTACATCAATACTGGAGTAATCGGCCAGTATCTGGGTGGGACCTCACTCGGCTCTGGCGGCCTAACCACTGGCCAGCAGTATCAGGAGTTCGTCGCTGAGGTCACCCGCAACCGTCGCTCCCTGTCCGGTCCCTCCCAGCAGGAACGTGAAGCCGTCCGGCAGCGCCAGCAGCAGCGGTCCCAGCAGTCCATCCTAGATACCCAGCTGGTATCCAAGGACCCAACCACAGGCGAAGAGACGGTTGTCCGCGAAGGTGTGTCGGTCGATACGGCTGACGTGAAGGTGCCAACGGTCCCCGCTAAGACGCCTGAGGAGGCCGCTAAGGTGGCCGCTGCGCCGCCCCCGGCGCCGACCATAACCAAGCAACCCCTTGTGGCGAAGCCGCCCCCTGCGCCCTCTGAGAAGGCCATAGCCCCTGAACGCCAGTATGGTCAGGGCGACATCGACTTCGTTCAGGCCTTCGAGCGCTTCTACAGCGAGGTCCAGTCCAAGAACGCATCGGCCGTCCGCTCCGGCAGGCAGGCCCTGCAGTCTCAGTATCAGGCCGTGCTTGAAGCGGCCCAGAAGTCCGGCCGTCAGGACTACATCAGCATCGCCCAGCAGGCCGGCTATGGCATCGCCAACGCCCGCGACATCTCTGCCAAGAACGTAGGGCAGGCCAAGGCAGCCACTGCCACGGCCCGGACAGCCATCCGGGGACTGGTCGATCTGGATACGATCCTGAAGCAGAACCCCCTGCAGCAGCCAGTGGCCGCACCTACAGCTCCAGCCGTCAAGGTGTCCACTGGCCGGCGCGGCCGGGTCATCTTCTAAGGAGAAACAACCATGGCACACGGTAGAAATTGGCGCACTTGGCCCTTCGATCTGCCCGGCTGGATCAAGTCCTTCATGGACCCCTACGCCCATGCGGTGACCGTCATCGATGAGGAACACCGACTGGTACACGACGGCATGGTCTTCGACTGTGACCACTACTCCGCTTCGATAGCCAATGGGGCCAGTCTTGATGTTCACCTCAAGGTCCCCGCTGGCTGCTACCCGCACCTCCGGGCGCTGGGCTTCTCGGTGTCTGATGGTCCCTGCATGTTCTACTTCTATGAGGCGCCGACCCTGAGCGCCGATGGAACGGAGCTGACACCCCGGAACCACAACCGCAACAGCACCAACACCCCTCAGATGCAGGTGTTCCACACCCCAACGGTAACCGGGGTTGGCACGCTGCTGCACCAGAGGTTCGTTCCCGATATGGGTGGGGTCGGTGCAAACCTTGTGGGGGTCGTCGGGTCAACCGCAGGCTCGGCTCAGGAGTTCGTCCTGAAGCCATCCACCAGCTACATCATCCGCATGACGAACAACTCGGGGGCGGCCATAGCCGCTGCCGGGGAGTGCCTGTGGTATGAACCCAGTTATCAGGACCAAGAGAACTGATTCCGTATAACCCTCTGAGACCTCCTGAGAGCCCGTCTAAGCGACGAGCCTCAGGGGGTATCTCATGGTACTGCCTAAAGGAGATCGTCGCCCATGGGCAGCCACAGGCGGCCACGTGTACAGCCTGAGGCCCTGTCCATGAATAATGTACGCTGGCTTTAGGTGGACATGAGGCCCCGGCTCATTTTTGCTCATAGTTGTGAGACGGGATCATCAAATAAGGAGGGAGGAAATTCCCCCCGTGGCAGGCACTTAGCCACCTCGCGCGCACGCGCAGGCGCGCCTGGCCGCGTTGATCTGGCACAGAATGCGGGCACAGTGTGGGCCTAAGGTCCTGATTCGCAAGGCAATGGGCTCGGATATGAAATCCCAATGCGCGCTACAGGTGCGCACACGGGCGCGCATAATGCGTGCGCATGGGCGAGGCAGGGTGTTATCTGTCTTTTTGCCGCCCAACGCGCGCGTTGATCCAGCCTCGAGTCACGCCTACGGGCACACACGCGCCAGCCGTGCGCGAATCGCGCGGGCGCTACGTGCGCGCATTACGCGCGGCCAGGTGCGCGCATGAAGGGCTTGACTTTTTCGCCAGCTGGGCGATACTGGCCTCAAGTCCGGCGCTGTGCCGGCCACAACGAGGATCGACAACATGAGCAACATTCGCGAAACCATCGTGCATTTCACGCCGAAGAGCGGCAACGAGAAAACCGGCCCGATTCCGGTGTCCACAAGCGAGCCCAATACGTGCCCGGATACGTGCCCGTTGAAGGCTGGCGGATGTTATGCCAAGGGCGGCCCATTGGGCATGCACTGGGCGAAGGTTGGCGTCTCACGTGGCGCCAGCTGGCAAGCGCTTTGCGACAGCATCGCCGCGCTACCGGACGGCCAAGTGTGGCGCCATAATCAGGCCGGCGACTTGCCGGGCGCCAATACGACCATCGACGCGGCCGCGCTGTCAGCGCTTGTATGTCGGCCGGCGCGGATTCACCTACACGCACAAGCCAGTGCTGGACAATGCCGAGAATGCTGCAGCTGTCGCGGCCGCAAACGCGGGCGGATTCACGATTAACCTAAGCGCGGATAACCTTGCGCACGCTGACCAGCTGGCCGACTTGAACATCGCGCCGGTGGCCGTTGTTCTTCCGGCGGAGTTCGAGCGCAAGTCTAGCGGGCGAGGCAAAGCTCGGGTGTGGACTGAAACCCTGAGCGACTATCGGGCTCGCGTGCGGGACCTGAAAACGCCGGCCGGCCGCTATGTGCCAGTGTGCCCGGCAACCTACCGCGACGACATGACGTGCGAGCGCTGCCAGCTATGCGCCAGCAACAAGGCCGGCCGGCCGCCGGTAGGGTTTCCGGCCCATGGCGCCAGCAAGCGCAAGGCCTCCAACATCGCAAGCGGCAACTAACAGTGGAGCATAAGCACATGAGCAAACAAGCAATCTCGTCAGCAGATACCAGCCTGAACCAAGTACCGGCCTTGCACCGCTGGTACTCGAGCCGCCGCGCTAAGGGCATGCTAGTGAATACGACCATAGTGGACCTTGGCGCCGGCAAGTATGATGCGGCCGGCCTTGAGGTCGGCGGCGAGGGCATAGAGTATTTGCCCTTTGATCCCTATAACCGCACAGAATGGGAGAATTTTAAG